CCGAAATGGATTATCGTGAACCAATGAAAAACAGAAAATACCACAGGTCATATTCTCAGGCAATGAAACAAATAAACCTTTTAGCTGGTGAATTAAATAGACTACATGAACATAGTGAAAATATTAATTTAATCGGTGAGCAAAAAAAGTTTGTTTTAAAAACACCTGAATCTGAAATGAGCGACATGGGAGATGCACCTGAGGCATTACCCGCACCTGAAGAGGGTGGTGAAGATTTAGATTTAGACTTGGATTTAGATACTCCTGAAGGTGACGAAGAGTTAGATTTAGATATGGATTTAGGTGATGAGTCAGAACCTGAGGGCGTTGAAGGAGAGGAAGAAGATATTTCTTTTAAATTAATTCAAAAACTAACAGGGAAGTTAGGTCAAAAGTTAAGAACATTAGATTCTCAAGAAGGACTATCTTCTGAAGACATTAAGTATGTTTTAAATTCAGTTATATCTGCCGTGAATTTAGAAAACTTATCAGAAGAAGACTTGGAGGATGTTTTAGCTAATTTTGAGGATGAGGAAATTGATTACGGAGTTGAGGGAGAACTTGATATAGAAGCAGGTGATGAAGAAGGTGATGAGTTAGATTTAGACTTAGATATGGAAGAAGAACCTGTGGGTGATGAAGAATTAGGCGAAGGTCATGGAATTAATAATGTTTTAGACGAAGTCTTTACTGAATCTAAGATTGATAAGGTAATATCAAAGTATTTCATAATTTCAGAAGAAGAAAAAAAAGAAACTGAGTCAAAAAACATAAAAAAGTTTATCACAGAAAAAGTAAATAAAGTTAAAGTTAAGTCTGAAGTTAAAGAAATGTCTGAAACTTTAGAGCAAGAATTAACTTCAGAGTTTATCATGAAAGAAAATAAAAATTCTAAGTTTTTAGGTAAAACAAACAAAAGTAACTTAGTATTTGAGGTTGACGGTAAACAGTTGAAAGTATCACCTAATGGGGAATTATTATGAGGTTAGTCTACGTCAACGAATTGGGTCCCAACTATAAAGGGGATAATATCTATGAGTTTATATTCTCTGACGTAGAAGAAGTGTGGGGTGAAGATTGGGACTCTGAACCAGCTTCAGGAAAACCTTTACCTCCCAATATTGAATATATTAAAAAAGTTGGTGTTTTGAGAAACTCAGATATTGAGTTGGAACTAGTTCAAAACTCCGACTTTTTTTCTGTTTATGACGCAGTGGAAGGTGTTATATCTTTAGGATGGGAAAAATCCGATTCTGAGTTTGTAGTTGATAGTAACTATAAAAGATTGGTCTTCAGGTATGGAGATACAATTAAATCCGTAGAAGATAAATTATATGAAAGAGATATTGTCCTTTCATATGAGAAAAGTTTTGTAAACCATGAAGAATAAAGAAAAAAAAATCGTAAGACTTCTTGAGGAGGGTTTCTCATATGAAACTATTAAAAAGATGTCTAATTTACATATTAATAAGATATACGAAAGTATTGAAGAAGCGGAAACTACTACTGTAGAAAAGACAACGTATAGTAAAACTGAAATTGATAAACTGAAAAGAGATGGGGGTCTTAATGTTAATGGTACAGTTATACCTAATGAGGATGGTTCAGTTACTGTAACAAAACAAATGGAAGAAGAAATTGACTCATCTAATGCATTAGGTAAATTAGCGATGCAAACAGCTACAGGTCAAGAAATGCCTCATGATGCGGATGATATGGCTCCTGATGGTATGGATGATGATTCTGATAATAATAGAAAAATGATGTCTAACGAAGAGTTCTTTGGAGATATAAATGAAGATGAAGTATTAGAAGAATTATTCGGTAGTTCGAAGAAAAAAATGAAAACACCTATTACTACATTAGGTATGTTCGAAGAAACAGAAGAAAAGGTTAGACAGATTGAAGAAAGTATCTTATCTTTGATTAATAAATCACAAGGTAAGATGTTTACTAAGAAAGATATTCTTGAGCAGGGACCAAGCATTGCACCTGTGAAACCAACAGTTAAACCTGGAGTTAGACCTGAAAGAGGTACTCCGTACAAACCAAAACACAGTCCAAAACCTAAAGCGGGTACGGAAGTTAAACCTGCAAGACCAACAGTTAAACCAGGAGTTAAACCGGAGAGAGGTACGCCATACAAACCAAAACACAGTCCAAAACCGAAGGCTGGTGAGGAACAAGGTTTACCTGAATTCCTTAAGTTTAACAACTTAAATATTAAATTCAGAGATGAGTAAGTTGACAAAAAATATTATTAATTCTATCAAAGAACAGATAGAATATGATGGTCCTGAAAGAATGGACAGAGAAATAGAAAGAAAGATTTCTAGTGGTGAAACTCCTTTATCAGATAATCCTGCATTACCAGGAAAAGAAGAAGATGAATTTGATAATTCGTTTGCCGAATTGGTAGCCTCAGAAAGATTTAAACAGGTAGTTGAAAAGGTAAAGCGTTATACTGGTATGGAGGACATATCAGGTCAAAACGCATTTATGCAACTTCAGATGATGTTGATGCAGTCAGTACAAGAGGTAAAGTCTATAGAATCCAATAATGAAGGATTTTTAGAACAGTTAGCTGTTGATTTAGTTAAGAAAGAATTATCTATACCCGACGATGCTTTTCAATATGATGTCGAACTAACATCGATGCCAGGTCAAATAGATACTTCACAAATGATATCAGAACCTGAAGAAATTGATGATGAAGAGGTACAACAACAGTTTGGTATAAGTTCTGATGAAGCTGAAGATGATTTAGAAAATTTTATGGCAGCTTTTGAAAAATTCGATTTAGAAAAGGCTAAAAGAAGATTTATTAATTCTTTAATACAAGGTGCGTCTAAAAAAGGTCATTATATGTTTCATTTAGTTGAGGAACAATTAAACACTATTAACCCTCGACTATTGAATCTTTATGGAGTATTAATGTCAATTAATGACCTTTTATATTGGATTATGCCTGACCAAATGATTATGGGTGCCGCGAGTAGTGGAGAAGGAGTACAAGGCTCAGAAGAAGTAGATGATACTACAGACCCACCAACAATTAAGGCTAAAGGTTTATTCTTTCCTGTGTTGGTTCACGAACTTATAAAAGGTGTTTATGAGGTTTTAGGTACACAAGGTCTACCAGATGACCCTAAAGCTGCCGAAATGGTTATGGGTCAAACAGACACTTTACCTTATGAGGTTTGGGATTTAAGGTTAGGTCCTGTAATATGGGATAAATTCACACAATCATATCCTGATAAATTATATGAGGATGATATGAGAGAAATACAAAATTATTTATTCTCAAGATTTTCATCATTATCTACTGATGAATTTTTTGAGGTAGCTAAAATGATTCTATCAGGTTCAGATGAAGGTAAAAACTTAGTGTCAAAAATGGTCGATGAAATTATTGACGAGTTAAAGGGATACGAATATGAAGACGCGATGTCACAATACAGTGATGATGACGATGACGATGATGATAGTGGTCTTTCAGACTTATTAGGTGATTTAGGTATTTCTTTAACATAAATTCTTACTAAAATGTCTATATGGCGTTAACTAGAGAAAAAGTATTATTAGAGTATGCGAGGTGTGTTAAAGACACCTCGTATGCGTTAAGAACATATCTACAGACTTATGACAATACACAGTCAAAATATGTACCTTTAAGATTATTTCCTGACCAAGAAAGTTTAATTAAGGATTATGATAAGTTTGAAGAGAATATAGCATTAAAGTATCGACAAGCGGGTGTATCAACAGTAACATCTGCATGGGTATCAAAGAAATTAGTAACCGCATCTAAAAGTAAACCTGAGAAAATACTTATAATCGCTAACAAACTTGATACCTCTGTCGAGATGGCGGGTAAAATTCGTGCGTTTATAGAGCAATGGCCTTCTTGGTTCGGTGTTGATTTTTCTAATGAAAAGAATTCACAAAGGCATTACAAACTTACTAATGGTTGTGAGGTAAAGTCAGTGGCAACTTCTAAAGACGCACTTCGTGGATATACCCCCACGATACTTGTGTTTGATGAGGCCGCGTTTATTGAAGCGGATAACGATTTTTGGTCTGCGTGTATGGCATCACTTTCTACAGGTGGTAAAGTGATTGTGATATCAACACCTAACGGTTTTGACCGTATATATTACTCTATTTATGACCAATCATTACGAGGTATGAATGACTTTAAGATTACCGAAATGTTTTGGTACCGTGACCCTCGATATGCAAGAGATTTAAAATTAATTAAGTGTAATGATATTGTTCATTATATGTTGAATAGAGAAGACTATAAAGATGAAGAGATAACATTAGATTATTCACATATAAATCCCATGGAAAGGGATTTTGAAGAAATAAAAACACATTTCTTGGATGGGTACAAACCATATTCATCATGGTTTGAGGGTATGGCTAAAAAACTTAAGTTTGACAGACGTAAGATTGCACAGGAATTAGAGTGTAATTTCTTGGGTTCGGGTGACAATGTTATTCCTTCTGATACGGTAGAAAAAATTAAGGAAAACTTTATTCGTGAACCTGAAAACAAATTTATGGGGGGTGCGTTATGGCAATGGAAAGAACCTGTGGTGGGTCACAAATATATTATGGGTATTGATGTTTCTCGTGGTGATAGTGAGGACTTTACAACATTCTGTATTATAGATTTTGATGAGAGAGAACAGGTACTAGAGTATTTGGGTAAGGTACCACCTGATGTTGCCGCTGAAGTCGCGTTTAAATGGGCGACTATGTATTCTGCGTTTGTTGTGATTGATATCACTGGGGGTATGGGAGTTTCTACCGCTCGTAAACTTCAGGAAATGAATTATAAGGATTTGTATGTTGATGGTATAAATGCTGCTGACAAATGGAAATACAACCCAAAAGCGATAGAAAAAATACCAGGTCTTAATTTTAATTCAAAACGTGTTCAAATTGTTGCGTCATTTGAAGAAGCCTTAAGACATAACTTTATTGTTCGTTCTTCTCGTTTAATGAATGAATTAAATACGTTTGTATATATTAACGGAAGACCTGACCACATTAAAGGGCAACACGACGACCTTATCATGGCAATGGCTATGGCGATATATGTTGGTGAAAACTCATTTACACAACTTGAAAAGGTTACTGAACAGACCAAGGCGATGATGGAGAGTTGGATGGTCAATGAAACTCCTGTTAAAAATTCATCTAAAGACTTTAATCCTGGTTTACCCGTCATGCCAAACAATAACAATCACTACCGACCAAATGGAATCACAAAACAAGATTACGAACAATATAACTGGTTATTTGGAGGTAGAAGAAGATAACCTTTAATTAATTCGGGTAAAGTTTATATTTATCTAAAAAACTATGGCGGAAAAGAATAATTATACGATTTGGCAAAGGTTAACAAGAGTATTTGGTCCCGATTCAACTTTGGACCAACAACCACCCGTATATAACTTCGACAAAAAACAAATACTCAAGACAACTAATAAACAAGAGTATGAGAGAGAGAAGTTACAAGCACAACAAACCCTTTATTTAGGTCAACAATGGCAAAAGATTGAAAACAATCTTTATACACAAGCAGTTTATTATGAACCAACTCGTTTAGCCTCCTTTTATGATTATGAAAGTATGGAGTATACTCCTGAAATTTCCGCCGCCTTAGATATATACTCAGAAGAATCTACTACTCCCGATGAAGACGGTTATATGTTACAGATATATTCGGAAAGTAAAAGAATTAAATCTGTTTTAGGTGATTTGTTTAATAACAGATTAGATATTAATACTAACTTACCTATGTGGACAAGAAATACATGTAAGTATGGTGACAATTTTGTTTATCTGAAATTAGACCCTGAAAAAGGTATTATGGGTGCACAACAACTACCTAATATTGAGATTAATAGACAGGAGAGAGGTATGAAAATGAAGCCTGAACGTAACTCAACAAATACGGAGAATGATGCGCTAAAGTTTTTATGGCAAAATAAAGACATGGAATTTAATACTTGGGAGATTGCTCACTTTAGATTATTAGGTGACGATAGAAAACTACCATACGGGACATCTATGTTGGAAAAAGGTAGAAGAATTTGGAAACAGTTAATACTATCAGAAGATGCCATGTTAATCTATAGAACATCGCGAGCACCTGAAAGAAGAGTATTTAAAGTATTTGTTGGAAATATGGACGACAAGGATGTTGAACCATACGTAAATAGAGTGGCAAACAAATTTAAGAGAGACCAAGTTGTAGATTCGAGTAACGGAAATGTCGATTTAAGATACAATCAAATGGCGGTCGACCAAGACTATTTTATTCCCGTTAGAGACCCTAACGCACCTAACCCTATAGATACATTGCCAGGTGCACAAAACCTATCTGAAATTGCAGATATAGAATACATTCAGAAGAAACTTTTAACATCTCTAAGAGTACCCAAAGCATTCTTAGGATTTGAAGAGGTTGTTGGTGACGGTAAAAACTTATCATTACAGGATATAAGATTTGCTAGAACTATAAACAGAATTCAAAAGTCGATGATTCAAGAACTAAATAAAATTGCAATTATACACCTTTACCTTTTAGGTTTTGAAGATGAATTAGGTAATTTTACTTTAGGTCTTACTAATCCTTCTACACAAGCGGACTTACTCAAAGTTGAGCAATGGCAACAAAAAATTCAATTATATAGAGATGCTGTTACTGACCCAGGAACTGGTATCTTACCCGTTTCCTCATCTTGGGCTAAGAAGCACATACTTGGTTTTAGTGACGAGGAAATTAAATTAGACTTACAACAACAAAGAATCGAAAAAGCGGTTGCTGCCGAACTTGAAAAGACATCCGAAGTTATTAGTAAAACTGGTGTATTCGCAAATATAGATAAACTATATGGTAATAAACCAGGTGAAGGAGGTGACCCATTAGGTGATGAAACAACTGATTCAGGTACAGGTGACTTAGGTGGTGATTTAGGTGGTGACTTAGGTGGTGACTTAGGTGGTGATTTAGGTGGTGATTTAGGTGGTGATTTAGGTGGTGATTTAGGTGGTGATGAAGGAGGGGGAGACACTGCGCCCGAAGAAACTCCAACCGAAAGACTAGTAAGAAATAAAGACTTAGATTTATTAGTCGAGGACGACTTAATAAAAGGTAAAAGTATATTAGACTTATCTAAAGGTAGACAGTCTTTAGGTGAAATAGAAAAAAAGTTGAATTCACTTCTAAATGACTAAATTGTGAATAATACTACTTACATGATATTTATATAAAAAAATATCATGACATCATTCGGAATCATCAAAACCAAGATTGAAAAGTTATTCGAATCAACTTACGGAAAACAAGATTTTAAAACTCATATTAAGTCATTTAAATCTATGATACTTGAAAATAGTGACTTATGTGAAGTATATTTTATTTACGATGAATTATCATCTAAAAAAGGTTTAAACGAAACTATTGTAGACGAGTATATCTCTGAATCGTTTGAACAACTAAGAAGTTTAATTGATGATAACCAAAATGAAATTAATAAGATTAGTCAGTGGATTAACCAATTAGTTATTGAAACTAATAACAATTACAGTGATATCGATATTCAAGTTTATACTAAAAATGTAACTAAAAATCTAGAGTCATTATTAGAATCTAAAAATAGAATTAAGAAAAATTTATTAAGTAATGATATAGTTGAAATAAATGAATCTAGTTTGAATATACCTATTTCTTCTATGTTACAGATTGCCACTAAAACATTTAA